TGTAAGGTTCATCACAAACTTCTTCTGTTTCTTTTGTTGATCCAAACTTTTGACCAAATTGCTCAGAAGCAACTGAAAATAATCCGCCTAAAACAATCCACATGAATCCTTCAAAAATGAACTGTTGGATTTCTCTTCCCATAAATATACTTGCCCATGCAATCAGTAACATCACAAGAAAAGATAAAAATGTCATGGTTCGTTTAGATGATACATTACCACCAACACCACTAAATATTTCACGAATTATTTTCACTCTGTTCAACCTCTTCTCCGTTATTACCGCTAAGTTCTTTTTCCAATTTCTCGATAAAGTCCTTACGGAAGTTTTCAAATTCTTCTTCTATCTTTTGTAGAATCTGTTCCTTAGTTACACCAGTGTCCCATTTTTCAGAATCACCAAATGAATTTGCAAATTCAACTTTTGATAGTTCTTCGGCTATAAGATTTTTGTCTCTCTCAGCTTCTTTCAACCATGATAACGCATTTTGTCTCAGCTTTTCCTTTTCGTACTCATCCCATTTCTTTTCCAACTTTACCTTATGTTCCATCTCAACCACACAATCAAAACACATTCCATGTATTGCCTTCATCTTTTCGTCTAATTTCTTAGGCATACTACAAGTACAAACTTCTTTACGGCAATTTGGGAATGTATTTAAATACTCATGCAATTCCTGTTGCCATTGTTTTCCAAGTTTTACGGAATATCCTTCCTTTTGTTCCCATTCGTTTCCGTCTGAGTCGAACCACTTTTCACCAACTGTTCGTGTAACCTTTGGTTCTTCTTTTGGAACATATCCAACTTGAAGTTTATTTTGTGCTTCGTGTTTTCCTGCGAGAATATCCTTAACATCTTGAATATTATCTATTTTAATATCTGACATATACCACCAAAATTAAATGAAACCTTTTACTAGAATAAATATCAACCGAATTTGAAATACCCAAGTAGTTGATTGATTGGTGCAAATGCACCAGTGAGTTTATACGTTTTACCTTTGAAGTTGAATACAATACCTTCGAGTGGTGCAATTGATTTCATACCACCAGCGGCTTTTATTCTACTCAATTGTGTTTTAAGAACGTCAAGATCCTTTATATCGTTTGACTTTGAAAGCTTATCTATCGCAATCTTAACATCGTTTCTTATCTTTTCAGTTGTTTTCTCTGGATTTAAAGCCATTACTTCACTTACATTCTTCATTACTTCTGCACCAAATCTTAGTACAAGTGTTTCGAATGGTTTTATGTTTTTCTTCAACTGGTCTTTTAACGTTGTTGAATCAATTTGTTTTGCCCAAGAAAGTAACTCTGGGTTTTCTATGTTCTTAGAGTTCAGTGAAAACGATTTATCATAGAATGCCCATCTCTTTACAAGACCTTCCATCACAGACTTTTCAACTGTCACACCAAGACGTTCTGCATTCTTATTGATGTATTTTTCCCACCAACGTTGATGCCACATTCCAAGTGTATCTGAATCTTTACAATTCATCTGTTTTTGTAATTCTGTAATTTTTGATGTGAAGTATTTCAAACGTTCTTTATAGTTCTTAGTCTTAGCGATGTTCAGAACTTTTGGTTTTGCAATGCTAAATGTTTTTTGTGTGTCTTGATTGACTTGTTTAATCATACCAGCTAAAACTTTTGCATAGTCATTATAGTCCTTAACTTTTTCGCCATCTTTATTATACAAAGAAACTCCGTGAAAAACAAGATATGCACCATCATAATTTATGACGTTTGCACTTTTCGGATACATGATTTCAAGATTCATCCATGCATTTCCATCTTTGAAAACCATTCCTTGTTGTTTTTCAGTTAGTCTTTTAACTGCATTTTCCAAATCTTTAAATGCATAGGTGAATGCTTCTTCTATATCACCACGACCAGCAAACTTTGTCTTGATTGACTTGTAATCCATACCACCGTTTTTAATGTCACCCTTATTTCTGGCAGCATATAGTTTACCGTTTCTGAATGTTACGAATAGATTTTGTCCATCTAACTTTTCTGTTGGGTTTCCACTAATTGAAATTTCACCAGATAATCCAAGTTTGAACATCTCTTTTAGATCACCGAACGTTAAACCCATATCTTCAAATGGATGAGTCATGTGTCCTGCAACTCCACCTTCTGTTATGAGAGTATCTTCTTTTAGAACTTCTTCAAATACCTTGTCCCAAAACTCACGTTTTACAATTGGGAGTGCCTCTGATTCTTCTCTCATTTTTCCACGGTTTGTATTCATCTTTGAAACTACCATGTTGAAAATATCTGCATCAAACCAACCCATGATTGATTTGAATCTTGATTTTAAATCTGATAGTTTTGCAGATCTGTCACCGAGGGCTTTTCTGATATTCGTGCCTGACATTTCTCCGAAGCTCGGTATCTTATATGACACGTGAGGTGCATAGATGTAATATGCGTATGGATTTTCTAGATCTTTGTATGCAACGGCCGTTGTTTTGTTATACTTCATCAGTCGTTTATATCCACGTAATCTACCAGCATCTTTTTCACCAATCATATAGATAACAACTGTTTTCTTTGGATCAAACTTTTTAAGTAGTTCTTGTGGATTGTATGGATTTACAACTTTAACAACATTCTTTATACCGTGTTTGTTTATTATCGACTTCTTTTCTTTGAAGTTAAACGGTGAACGTTGTGGATCTGTTTTATCCGAGGTGACGATATATGTATTCTTTTCACCAAATTGTTGTGCAAGCCAATCGTATGATGCCTTGTGATGAAGACCCATTGGTTGAAAACGACCAGGGTAAATAGCAATGATTGTCTTGTCACTTTTATCTACTTCATTGAAAATTTGAAGTTTTATCTCGTTTACGATTTGTTCTATAATTTTCATATTACACCGGTTTAATTGGCCAAACTATATTGTTAGGATCTAATTGTGAAGTTACATCTCTGAGTTCTTGACGATAAACTGACCATTCAGTTTTCTTTTCTGGTGTTAGTGGTGAATCTGGAAGTTGTGTCCAATCGGATTCTGAAAGTAGCAAGTTTCGTTGGTTTCTAATATTTTCCCACTTAGAGTTTAATTCCTCTTGAATTTCCGATTCTGTTTTAGGTCTAATTTGTTCATACTGAACCACCTCATTTCCTTCTATAACAAAGGATTGACCTGTTACAACATCATTATCAGTTTTTTCGGCAGGAACAAATCGAACAGGATACCAACCATAAGAAAGAACTTGTACATCGTCTAACAAATAAAAGTTAGAAACGTCTGCCCAATTTCTAGGTAATGGTTGTGGGTATCCTTTTACTTCGCCATTTTCAACTTGTATATAATCCACTTAAAATACCTCATAAACAAAAAGAGACATATTCTATAAATATGCCTCTTCGTAGATTACCATCAATAATATGACCCGTCTTCTATAACCTCTTTCTTTTTTCGTAGAGCAGCGATACCTTGTCCTCGCCAATCTACATCAACAAGATCATAGTATTTTAGGGTCATCTGATAGTCGGGTCTGTTGAAGTCATGAATAAAAACAATGACGTTCTCATCTATAACTTCCCATATTGATTTTGCACAATACTTTCTACCCCGACCATCAATCAAAATCTTTGTAAACTTCAATTCCTTCTCTTTTGGATAGTTTATGTAATCCTTAAATTGTTCGTATCTACATGGAATTGGATTTGGTGAATGAGCGGCTATGTGATGAAGTTCTATATTTTTTACACCATATGCGTCTATTACTGTTCCCAGAGAATTTATCCAATCAATATCGTGTTCAATTGATATTACCTTTGAAACAATACCAGACCAATAAAGTGTTGAATTTCCACTTCCCCATTCAAGAAGAACATCATCGGGAGTTAGAAACTTCTCAATGAATTTATACTCCCACTCATTCATAAGTGGTCTGAATGATTCGAATTTATTAACGTTCGTTATCATAGATGTCAAATACCTCCTTCACAACTTCATCAACTTCTGGAATATAATCATATAGGGTCTTTCCTTCTGGAATTAGATCAATTGTATCTGTATAGAATTCCGTGTGACGAATTTCTAAGTCATCAAGAAGAAGTCCCTTACGAAGTGCCTTTGTCTTGTAGTATTGTGTTCCATTACGGAATGGGAGAATATGATCTTCGTGCTTGCACGTTGGGATTGTAACAATCCAATTATCAAATGCACCAGCAATATGAAGCGGTGAAGAGTCATTTGTAAGAAGACAACGCGAAAGTGAAATAAGGGCAAAGAGTTCGCCCAGTGTTGTTAGGTCACGAAGGTCTACTCCGTCTTTTGGACATTGAATTGGAATATAACCTTGTTCTTCATCAATTGTTTTACCGATAAGAACTACTGTTAGTTTTTCCGATAATTTATCTACAATCTTTTGCCACCAATCTTGTGGAAGAGTTTTAGATGGCCACCACTTTCCAGCATGAACAACAATGACTGGTTTGTTTGATTTCTTATCTTTTACCAATTCAAGAACAGATGCAACGTCTTCAGCGTCTAACTTCAACTTAATCGTCTTATCATGATTAGGAATCGTTCTCTTTATCATTGACATTGATGCAAAATCGGTTGGATGAAAAAGAACGTGTGATAATTTATGTTCAGAATGTTCATCCTCTGGGCAAGTGTACATTGTAAGTACTGCGTCATTTATTCCCTGCCACTGATCATAATCCATGACAGGACAAGAAAGATGTTCAAACAAACGAGGAAAATGTGTTACAACAAACATATTTGCATCTGGATAAAGTTTCTGAGTGTATCGAATTGCAGGTTCTGCACAAAGTTGATCACCCATCCCAGCGGTAACCGAAACAAGAATATTGCGAGTATATTTGTATTCTGGTCCTTCTTGTTTCCATTGTTCAATATCTTTTCTCATAACGTCCATTTGGATGTCTTGTGGTGCACCGGCATAATGAACAATATAAGAATCAAGACGATTTATACCACAGAATCTATCAAGTATATCCATTCGATTGAACTTGTAATCCAAATCAAACATTTCAACTTTATCGTTTAGAATACGAAGATTGATATAAGGTTGGTCTGTTTCTACAAAATCTTGTCCCTTTGGAAGTTTGAAGATATTCTTGTGAATACGGGAGATAACCATTACACCTGAATTATAAAACTTACCATTCCAAGTTTTTAGTGGTTCGCCATAGTATTCAGACGCTTGTTCGAGAAACTCAAATCTAGGTGTGTATCTTCCTTCGTTGAACATACCCAACTTGTTTTCAGGAACGATTTCAAAAAGATTCGGTGTATCTTCACGAACAAGAATGTCAATATCAAGATAAATAATACGACGGTACTTATTCAGAAGTTCATGAATATGAAACTTATTCCACTTTTGTGTAATATAGTGTGGATTGAACTCATTGATATTCAAATAATCGGCACCAATCTTTTTTGCATATGCCTGAATTGATGGTGTTGTTAGTTTTGCAACTTCATTGTAGTAATCCCCGATTGAAATCGTTAGGACAAGTGTATCTTTTGTTTTCATAACCTATTTTGTTTATTTGATGAAACATTATTCTTGAATATACGAAATTATTTTACGATATACAAATTCGAACGGGTGTCAATCTGTTCATAGTATTTTGACCTAACTGCCCAGAGGAATCAGATCCCCATGCCCACGCTCTTCCATTTTTATCAATAGCTATTACGTGAGCAGTTCCTGTCATTATTTCACAGAATGTTTTTACTGCACCTCTAACTGATACAGGTGTGTTTTTTGATAACAGTGTATCATCACCAAGTTGTCCACTACTATTAGCACCCCATGCCCATGCTCTTCCATTTTTATCAATAGCAACTGAAAAATTCTGACCCCCTGATATTTTACAGAATGTTTTTACTCCACCCAGAACAGATACTGGTGTGCAAACATTTGCAGTTGAATTATTACCTAATCCACCATTAGCACCCTGTCCCCATGCCCATGCTCTACCGTTTTTATCTATACCAAGAGAGTGACTAACACCACCAGAAATATGACAAAATGTTTTTGTAGCTCCAAGTATAGATACAGGTGTTCGTTGTGAAACAAATGCGTTATTACCAAGTTGACCAAAATTATTTGCACCCCATGCCCAGACTCTACCAGTTCTATCTATTGCAAGAACATGATTGTTTCCACCGTCAATTTTACAGAATGTTTTTGCAGCACCTGCAACAGATACAGGAGTACATCTTTGTGTTATTGAATTGTCCCCAAGTTGTCCAAAACCATTATCACCCCATGCCCATGCTCTACCATTTTTATCTATGGCAAGTGAATTATATTGACCTGATGATATTTGACAGAAAGTTTTGACTGTACCTGCGATGGATACTGGGGTATTATAATTGAAAGTATTTCCTGTTCCAATGGCACCAGCATAACCATTACCCCAACCCCATACTCTACCAGTTCTATCTATTGCAAGAGTTCTAAAATCACCTGTTGCTATTTGACAGAATGTTTTTACAGCACCACGAACAGATATTGGTGTTGCTCTACTAGTTGTTGTAGTATCACCGAGTTGAGAATAATCATTATTGCCCCACGCCCATAATCTACCACCTTTATCTATTGATATTGTGTGATTTGCAGCTAGAAAGATTTTACAAAAAGTTCTAGTGTTTCCACGAACTGACATCGGTGTTGTTCTACGTGATGCAGATCCATCCCCCAAGAATGCACCGAAAATAGAACCCCATCCCCAAGCAGCACCATTTTTATCTATTGCAAGAGTAAAATGATAAAGAGTATTTTGTCCACCCGCAGAAATTTCACAGAATGTTTTTACTGCACCAGCAACCGATACGGGTGTTGTCCTTGCAGTTGTTGTACCATCACCCAGTGATCCGTGTGTATTAACTCCCCATGTCCATGCTCTACCATTTTTATCTATTGCAGCAGTGTGTTGTGCACCTACTGAAATCTTGCAAAATGTTTTTACTGCACCTTGAACTGACACAGGTGTTCTTACACTAAATACCGTGGTGTTTCCTATTTGTCCAGCATCGTTATATCCCCAACCCCAAGCTCTTCCATTTTTGTCTATTGCAAGTGTTGCATATGCTTTACCAGCAGATATTTGACAAAATGTTTTTACAGTGCCGGCAACAGATACAGGTGTACATCTATCAGTTATACTATTATCGCCTAATGTACCGTAAACATTATAACCCCAACACCAAGCTCTGCCATTTTTATCAAGTGCAGCTGAATGAACTAGTCCCGCAGATATTTCACAGAACGTTTTTACACCACCAGCAACTGATTCAGGAATGCTTTTATTAGTTGCGGTTCCGTCGCCAAGTTGTCCATTACTATTAGTACCCCAACCCCAAGCTCTTCCATTTTTGTCTATTGCAAGTGAAAATCTATACCCTGCCGATATTTTACAGAATGTTTGAGTAGTAATTCCCACTGCAATTGGTGTAGATCGAGCAGTAAATTGATTAGAATTACCTAATGCAAAATTTTGAGCAGATCCCCATGCCCATGCCTTTCCGTTTTTGTCTATTGCAAGAGAATGTTGTTCACCAGCTGATATTTTACAGAATGTTTTTGTTGCCCCTGCAACTGATACGGGAGTGATCCTACATAGAGCAGAATTATCACCTATTTGTCCGCTTGAGTTTCCACCCCAACCAAATACACGACCCAATGCGTTTACCAACAATGAGTGTCCATTATTATTACCACTACCATATCCAGCACTTATTTGTGGTAAAACAACACTGGCGGCCACTTTCCTTGCAAATATGGTTACATTTTTAATAAACGGCATAACACATTACCTCAATAATTCTGTCCACCTGTAAATCCTAGCCAGTTTGTTCCGCCATTTAATGTTAAGAATGAGAATACATCTCTTTTACCACTTGTAGATGTAAGAGTTGGTGCAGTTCCACCAGACCAAGTTACGGCAGTTCCCCATGTTACTGCACGAGGTGTTCCGTCTGCGGTAAATATGAGAGTAAAAGCAGACGACCCCGAAGGTGCATCACCTATCGTAAATGTTGTTATTGCAGAATTTAACGATACATAGAAAACATTTGATGCAGTTAAACTTAGTGCTAAAGTTGAAGTAGATATTACTGCACTTGAACTTACCTCACTCAAAGAATCAACGCCCAATAAATCTCTTGACCAATTTGACATTACTTACTCCTATCCACTAACTTGAACAATATGTGTTACCGCGTTCCAATAAACTGTTTTCGCAGCTTCCCCAGTAACTCGTATAGCCATACCACCAACTACTTGAACGGTTGCATTCCATGCAACATTATCTTCTACGGCAGTTACCTGTGGTAATGCAACCATTGCAGTTGTACCACCATTATTATCAACTGCACCTTGAATCCAATATGCAGCACTTTCATTATCTGCATCCGTTCTTCTAGCTACAACATAAATAGTAAACATCCAAGTTGTGTCATTAGGTACAATCAAAGCCGTAGGTGAAGATGGTAAACCAAATGTCAAACTCTTTGTTATTGCATCACTTGTACTACCAGATGCATATACTCTGTATTCTGGGAATGATCCGCCGAAATCTCCAAGTTGTGTATTTGTTGCAGGTACGAAATCTCCTGTAAATGAACCGATTACACCAGCTCCGAATCCATGAGAACGTTTTGTTGCAACACCATTTTTCTTTACGGATATTTCAGCCTGACCCCATTCACTACCATTTGTATGGTTTGCCCAAACATAATCGAGATAACCGACTGTTGTATTTTCAGTAGTTGATGTTTCTGATTCAAACTCAATACCAACACCTAAACTTTGTGTTGCAGTTCCAGTTGTGTTATTTATGAGATTCAGATTTCTCGTTGGTCTGTTTGTATCAGCAGTACTTGAAGAAACTGTAAGGACATTACCAGCAAATGTTAAGTTTGCGGATGCAGTGGCTGCATTTGTTGTACCATCCGATATTATTAGACGGCTACCACTTGCATTATTTATCGTGTTAAATCCAGTACCAGCTGCACCTGATGTTCCAGATGAACCAGAGGTTCCAGATGAGCCGTTTGCCCCTGATGTTCCAGATGAACCAGAGGTTCCAGAAGAACCTGATGAACCGGATGAGCCTGATGTTCCAGAAGAACCTGATGTTCCCGATGATCCTGATGTTCCAGAAGAACCTGATGAACCCGATGAACCTGATGATCCCGATGAACCACTGTTACCAGATGTTCCAGATGAGCCACTGTTACCAGATGTTCCAGATGAACCAGAAGTTCCAGATGAACCGTTTGCACCTGATGTTCCAGAAGAACCGGATGAACCGTTTGCACCTGATGTTCCAGATGAACCAGAGGTTCCAGATGAACCGTTTGCACCTGATGTTCCAGAAGAACCGGATGAACCGTTTGCACCTGATGTTCCAGAAGAACCGGATGAACCGTTTGCACCTGATGTTCCAGAAGAACCCGATGAGCCAGAAGTTCCTGATGAACCATTTACACCTGATGTTCCTGATGAACCTGATGAGCCAGAGGTTCCAGATGAACCCGATGAGCCAGAAGTTCCTGATGAACCGTTTGCACCAGAAGTTCCAGAAGAACCTGATGAGCCAGAGGTTCCAGAAGAACCTGATGAGCCAGAGGTTCCAGAAGAACCTGATGAGCCAGAGGTTCCAGAAGAACCCGATGAACCGTTTGCACCAGAAGTTCCAGAAGAACCTGATGAGCCAGAGGTTCCAGAAGAACCTGATGAGCCAGAGGTTCCTGATGAACCATCTGTTCCAGAAGTTCCAGAAGAACCTGATGTTCCAGAAGAACCTGATGAGCCAGAGGTTCCAGATGAACCAGATGAACCATCTGTTCCAGAAGTTCCCGATGAACCTGATGAGCCAGAGGTTCCAGATGAACCAGATGAACCATCTGTTCCAGAAGTTCCTGATGAGCCTGATGATCCAGAAGTTCCTGATGATCCTGATGAGCCAGAGGTTCCAGATGAGCCCGATGAACCATCTGTTCCAGAAGTTCCTGATGAGCCAGAGGTTCCAGATGAGCCCGATGAACCATCTGTTCCAGAAGTTCCTGATGAGCCTGATGAGCCAGAAGTTCCAGAAGAACCATCTGTTCCAGAAGTTCCCGATGAACCTGATGAGCCAGAAGTTCCTGATGAGCCTGATGAGCCAGAAGTTCCAGAAGAACCATCTGTTCCAGAAGTTCCCGATGAACCTGATGAGCCAGAAGTTCCAGAAGAACCTGATGAGCCAGAGGTTCCAGAAGTTCCTGATGAGCCT